AGATATTTTTTGCTGATCGCTGTAAGTCTTTAGCTCTCCTAATTCCTGTTTTTTTAGTGACAACTCCACACTATCAGCTTTAAGGGTTTCAAGTCTTGTTAAAACCCTTATTGCATCCCTACGTGATAAAACAACAGTATCAATTTGAGCGAAACTGATTCCGTATATCATCGTTAGAAAAACCAGGACTATTAATTTTTTCAACATTCTTTTTAGTTGCTTCTCTGTAAATAATTAATTGTTTGCCCCGCTGCTCATTATTCCTTTCCATTGCTTCGCCTATGCTGTCAAGCCTTATACTATCCGATATTCTTTTTTGCTCCAATACTTTTATATCCCGTTTTAAATCCTTGTTCTCTTTCTGTAGTGGTTCAAGTTCTTTCTTTGTTTCCCTTATACTCCAACCGCCAAAAAACATTGCTATGAGTACCGCAATAAATAAAGCTGTTCCCGCTATCCATGCGTTCTTTACTGTTAAATAACCCTTTGCCCATGCAGGTACTTTGGTAGCCATACTTAAAAAAATTCAGACACTATAGCCAGAGCCAGTAAAACAAAAAATATAAAAGCGAGTAGGTGTCTCATAATTTTGGATCTGTTCCCGCCTGAATAATATTAGAAACATTGTTTGCCTTATCTACATCTGACTTGTCTTTGGATGAACCGAAATAATAACCGGCCACCATTGCAAGGACAGATAAAACAAAGCCCTGTGCTACATTTACAGCACTTTGATTTTCTGCCGGGATAGGTTTATAAAGCAGGGCAAATAAGAAAACAAAACACCCTACAGTTATCAGGACGGCTAACACACCCCGATAAGAAAACTTCCCGAAAAAATTGCTTGCTAGTTCTTGTATGTTGCTCATACGTTTTTATTTTTTATAAAAGATTAAATTGAGCACGTATAGAAAAATTCCGGAGGCAAAAGCGCCGACCATCCCCCACATTATCTTCACGTACAACTCTGTTTTTACTTTTGCGGTTTCCATTTCTTCAACTTTGCTTTCAAGCGTTTTAACCTGCGCTTCAAGCTGAATGATACGGCCAACCATCCCACCGTCTTTGGTAATGTCGCTACCCAAAATAGCTATGTAGAGATTCCCCATTTTGCTACTCAAATCCCTCATATCCTTTTCAAGTCCGTCCATCTTATCTTTTAATAACTGATCCATTGCAGTCTGGCTTTATTATTGTTGTTTTCATTTCGTTCTATTGGTGGGCGGTTGGTGAACACATTACCCTTAACCGACTTCTAACGAGGTCGGTTTTTTTATGGCGCTACCGCACTATTTTGATACGGATAAAAATTATTTACTGTTATGGTGAATTGTGGCAAGTCAGAAGTACTTCCTCCGCTTGTACTTATTGCCAGCGCATTAAGAAAACCAGACGGTATAGAATTAGGGCCGGATATGTCACCACTTAAAGGCGTGAACCCTGAAGTAGTGATAGTCCTGGTTCCTGTCTGCCCTAAGTTTATCCATGCTATTCTATTATTATCGGTTCCATCATAACCGTTCTTATAAATAGTAATACCTACACCGCTTTTAGCCGTGGTTACATTAATGGTTATGCTTTGAATATGCCCCACCATTGTTATGTTATGCATATCGCTGCCATTCCACCTAAGATCGTTCTGGTTCCAAACTATATTTCTTGCACCTACGTGTGTGCCTGTGTTACCTTTCCATCTTGCAACATTGCCATGTAAAAAAGGAGTGCCGGCCCTACCCGAAACATTACCGTGGGAAATTCCATTCTTCGCCGGTAACAAAAGTTGCACCTGTAGTTTTTAGTACGTACTTAGTGCCGTTCCATTCAACGTCTGTTTCGGTGGCAAACTTGGAGCCGTCCGTTTTCCATAGTTTAAGCCCGTAAATCATGCCCTTTACTATCCAGTTATAAGTGGAGTTATCAGGAATTAATATATCCGTTCCGTTGGTTGTTATGTTTGTGCCGTCGATGGTAAACGTCATGGTGTGGCCTACATCCACCATGCCGTCATCATTCAGGCTTGTATAAGTGCAGTTTTGAAAGCTCATATACTCTGTACTCATGCCTTCAGGCTGCGGGTAAATACAAGGGCCGCTATTTGAACCCCTGTTAAGTATGTGACCATTAAAGACTGCCGTTAGTGGTGAAACGTTTGTATATTCTGTGGTGGAATCAGTGATCTTTAAAACCTTACAGCTTGTGGCCCCGCTAGGCTCTGAGTGGTTAGCATCTACCATTTCAAAAGTGCCTACCATTTTATCAATTTCTACATTGCCCCCACTTGTGCCGTTCAGTAAAAAGTATTCATTTTGTGAGGGCCAAATACTCATATCAGGATCAAAAGCCGCATCGTGTACTTCTACACGGTAGGCATTGACAATAAAAACGCCTGTACCATTTGCCACACCGTAAGAACCGTTCCTAAATATTGCGCTGTTAATCGTATGGTAACTACCGTTATCATCCAACCAAATACGAGGTTTACCAATGGTGTACGCTTCGCCTGCATAGTTTACAAAATCTTTCCAGGCTATGTTATAAGAATGAGCAATAGGTGTTGTAGTAATAACATAAGGCCCGCCGCCATCTGAACCAATAGACGACACTACCAACCTTTCATAAAACTCAGGGTTTTGGGGAACGCCTGCAAACTGTTTCTCTCTGCCTTGCAATTGAAAACGCACACCAGGTGAAAAGCCGGTTGTTGATGTAACATAAAGTTTAGTAGCCCCTGCAGAAGCATTAGCGGTTAGCTGAATACCCATTAAGAAACTAGCACCGTTTGAAGTCTGGTAATTTTTATTTGTAAAAAATGGTGCTTCATAAGTCGGTAGCCATTTAGTACTAGCTCCGTTTATAATTTCAAAATCTCTTATGCCATTCAAAAAACCTGTACCGCCGTTGTCAATGTTATTGAAATTGAGTGTTCCATTACACGCTGTATCATCAAAACGAATCCTGTAGGGTGTAGTGCCTCTTAAAGCTGTGTTCATGGCTGCAAGTGCCGTGTCATTTTGGGAGGCTGTATTGGTCTTATTTACACCGTAGGAACTTGCATAAACTTCAGTATAAGTTAATTCACCGCCTGCGCTTGTTGTTGCGTTCGCCGTACCATAACCTGAATCTGTAAACGTTGTGCCGTTGCCAACCGCTTTAATCCGGTAATAGTAAGGAGTTGAAGCTGTAAGGCCGGTATTTGAGTAAGTTGTTACATTGGCAGCGGGACTGTTAATTGTACTCCACCCTGTTGAGCCGTTTGCTGATCGTTCAAGCTGATAACTACTTTCATTCGCTACATTAGTCCAACTTAAATTTATTTGTGTACTACTTATAACACTAGCTGATAATGTAGGGGTTGAAAGTTGAACGGGTGGCGAAGGTGTAACACCTCCTGTACTTGTTGTGCCGCCTGTACTCACGATTGTTGCAAATAGCATTTCGGGTTTTATTAATATTCTTTTAAATCGTTTTCCATTGCCGCTAACAATTACATTTAATCCATCGTCCTTGCTTGTTTTATCCGTTGAATCATATCTAAAAATTCCTTCCTTGCCTACATCGCTCAAAAAATATCTTGTCGTTGTTGCGGGGCTTGTTAACGCTCTTAGCTGTGTTATGGTTGTCGTTGTCATTATACTAAAGCCTCTATTGCCGCCGCATATAATTCAGCGTATTTATTCTGGCCTGTTTGTGAAGGGTGCACTTGGTCACCATCATAACCACCCGCTCCATAACTCGCAAAAATGCTTTCTAAATCCGGCCTTATACAACCATCGTAAACGCCGGTTAAGGCAAGTAAAGCCGTATTGAAAGAATCTAATTTTGTGTTATAAACAGTTGCATTATCTCCAAAAGCTGTTGACTGATTTCTATGTATCATTGTTGATACAATTATTTTAAATCCTACTGCTGTTGCATTGTTGCAATAAGTTGTCAGGCTATCAATCGCTTCAGATACACTGCCATTGTAGTAAATAGAATTGCCGCCTTCCTGAAATAAAATAACGTTGAGTACTCCCGGTGTGTAAAGCGGTAAAATCTGCGAAGCCTGATCGCTCAACATATCTTCTATGGTCTGCGAATTGACCGCAAAACTTTCCATTGTTGCCCCGTTAGAATCAAAAGGAGCTGTAGCCATTATAATATCAGGGAAAGGAGTATTGCCGGGATAACCTGTACCGTAACTATTCGAATCAGTAATTAGATTACTGTTGTCAAGTGTAAGGGGTGTTGAGGCTACACCAGACATAGAAGATATTAACGCTTGAATCATCATACATTTCTACTTAAAGCTGCCTGGAATGCGTTAACCGCTGTATTTAGTGCTGATACTTCCGCATCACTTAAACCGTCACCGATAAAAGCAAAAGAACAGGCAATAGAACAAGGGCTATCCGAACCGCTACCGTTATTTCTACCAAATAAGAAAATAGAATTAGGGCATGTTTTATCAAATGTTGATGTTGCCGTATCAAAAGAAGTTCCGTCTCTGTATCTTTCAACCGCTGTACTTACTCTTGAAGCAACTAAAAGCCTGCTCCAATTTGAAGGCGCAATAGGTTCCGCTATTTCTGTGTTGCCTACCTGGAAATAACCGAAATCATCATATTGACTTATTTGAAAAGCATCATCCGTAACCTGGTAGGCTCCTAATAATTGCTCATCTGTTGTAAAGTTTGACCGTGAATAAAAACCAAGTGAAGCACTTGTGGAAAACTGACTATTCGGCACAAAATGCGTATCTGCATAGTTGCCCGTTCCGCTTGTTGGTGTTACCCCGTTTGAATTATGGGTATGCGTACCTGCGAAAGTTAGCCTGAAAGCTGCGTCTGAATCTTGTGGGTCTTTAAGATTGTATTTATGTGTGGTTGCCGTACCTCCAACTAAAGGATAAATAGCGTGTAGCTTATTCCAAATTGAGGCTGTTTTTAAATCATCTACTAAGTCAGATACAGCCCCTTGTATTGTTGGATCAGTTATACCCGTTGCGGTAAAAAATTCTTCCGCATCATCTACAATGCTATTTGTTACACTTGAACCGGTAAAACTTGCAAGTTCGTTGCTTGCTCCATCCACCGCATCACCTGTACCTGAGTTGTACGTTCTGGTTATTGTGTCGCCTGCATCCATAGTTTCGGTAATCGTGAAATCCCATGTATTAGTGCCGCTTCCTGAGCGTGAAGCAATAGTTAGTGCCCCGCCGTTATTGAATGACCACCCCGCCGTTGTTCCTGTCACCGCTTCGTTAAATACTATTTGTATTGTATTTGCATCTGTAGCCGTTGCACTTGTTACCGTTGGAGCTGAACCGTCACCGCCGCCTGAGCTGCTACCTGTTGAACCGATACCCTGTAATAGCCATGTATTAGTGGATACCTGAACCAACAAAGCTGTTTTATACTGAGAAGGGATTGAATTATCTTCTCCATCCGAGTGAATAGTAACACCAACAGCGGGAACAATAGTCACCGCCCCGCTGCCCATTCTTACAACAGGTATTGCGCCACCCGCTGGAAATATGTCAACAGGAACGGTAATATCTACATCGCTGCCAGAAGTTACTTTAAGCCATTTGCCCCAATCGGTAGTCTGAATAGTATAATCAGACGTTTGAGCGTTAAAGTCGCAAAAATTGGCCTTCCTACGCATTTCAGTTATCGTTTCATCCGTGTAGGGTAAATCAGAAAATTTTGCCATTGTATATTTATTCGATTGTTATTGGATTGCCTTCCTCATCTAACATTGGATTGCCGTCTTCATCTAATAAAACAGGTAACACCAATTCACTAATTACTGTGTCGCCGCTAAACTGAAAATCGATATTCCACTTTGTAAGCTGCCCTACTGTGCCGGAAATTTGCTTCCTTCTTATGAGTACCGAACCAGTTAAATCCTGTATTACTCCCTGCTGATCTTCCCATTCAATTTTTATATCCAAACCAGATGTTATTAAAGCATCATTAAAAAATTCAAGTATTACCCATTTTGTACTTGCCAGGTCTCTAAGAAACATTACACCGCCAAGCGAAAGAGTAGCAGAAGTAAACCCAGTGGTAAATGTTCGCCGCTTGCCGGTTCCTACTGTTGTTGTAGGTATTATATCCGTTTCTTCTGCAAGCTCCATAGACTGTGAACAGGCAAAAGGATAATAGTCCCCATCCTTAAAACCGTACACTTTATATTTCAATGCGTCTATGGGGTGCGCCATGCTCTAAAATTAAATTATATTTTACTTAATAAACTATATTTTACTCCTCTATTGCCACTAATTCTACAGCCTCATAACTCCATGTAAACCGTCCCTGTATTTCTGTGGCTGCAATACCTATAAATTCAATCTCTAAATCGCCGTCACTATTGCCCGAAATAGATACCAAACTTCCCGTAAGTACACCACCTGGGGCATAGGCCATAATATCACTTGTTGCCTCCACCGTTGACACGCCGCCTACAACTTTAAACCCCGCCACTCCACAATAAAAAGCTACTTCTGAGCCATCGGGGACACCAACAGACATATTATAAGTGATCTGCCCTACACAATCGGGTAGCGTTAAATCAACCGTCTGCACATAAGGAGTGGTATCTATTGTTGTAAACCCGCTATAACCACCTGTAGAAATAGAACGTGCATCAACCATTTTATTTGCCGCTGCATTCGCAATAGCATAAACCGTTGGTTGAGGGAAATATATTTTCATTCCCCTTCTCACTTCTTCAAGTGCTATTTTTCGTATTTCTCTTTCCTCAATCAATGTATTTAAATTCAAAGTCGTCGCCGTAACCCGTTTTACCTATTGTCTCATCAAATACTTCAACAAAAGTTCCTTTCCATGTACAGGAATGAAAATCTTGCTCAAAGCCTACACACATAAAATATTTACCTGCGTAATCCGTTGCATCTGAGAAATAATATTTCCAGGTGCAATCGGGAAAGTCAAAACCAAACGCCCCGCCTGTATCTAACCCTCTTAAACTTCCTTCTAATTGAACCATTGGCCGGTTAAGTTGATTCCACATTCCCTGTGCCTGTAGTTTGCCGTATTTATAAGAATCCAGCGCACCCCGCCAATCGTTTGTAAATTCTCCTACTTGTGTAAACGTGCCGCTGTCATTGTAAAAAAGCGCACCCTTAAAAATTGGTTTAGGAGAATCGGAAACAAAAACCTCCTCATCAACTGCTTTTTTGTTGTTGCCTGTTTGCGAAAATTTATTGTATTGGCCGCTTAATTTTTTATAAGTGCCATCGATATAAGGGGTATAATCAAACTGTAGATTAGAAAAATAGGTATCTGTTGTTGTGCCGTAAAGAGAAGAACGCAAAAGGCAGCAATACAAATCTCCTGTTATTGGTAACGGTTCGGCTTCTACTGATACGTTCATCCATTGGCTTTCGTCTGTTGTACCTCTGTTGTATTGGTGCGTAATCAAAAATCCTGTGCCTAAAGACCAACTACCATTCGTGTTTAATGAATAGGTAATAACCCCATTAGTTACATAGACATAACTAATAAGGTCGCTATTCGTTCCTGAGCCGGTTGCATTAGTAGGAAAACGGTAATCAAAAGACCATGTAAATTTATCCTTAACCATTACCGGGATAGGGTTGGATTCTATATACTGAGAATCCGAACCTGAAACGGACGGTATAACCACATACCTTTCTATTTCATAAGAAGAATCAAATTTTCTAATTATGTAAGGGGTTATGGTTGGCGTACCACTAGCAGGGAAATTCTTTCTTGCCGTCCAATCATCTAAATGAAAAGCAGAGTGGTCAGGAGGTACAGATATTATACCCCAAAAATCGCCCCGTTCAAAATTGATGTTATCTAATATTTCCGCCGGGTAATCAAAATTGTAAGTAAGTTTTAATGATTGTGATTTTCTAACAGGCCCGTTTAACTGATCTTCATTAATAAATTTAATATAGTCAAGCCTGCCTATGTATTTTAAATAGTTTGCTGTTGTTGGTAAAGGGTCAATAGTTCCGTCAAAATCATAACCACGGTAATAATTATCAATATCCTCCATTTCATCAATAGAAGTAATCCACCAAGCCTGATTGCGTTGCTGAAGAAAAGCCCACCCGTATAAAACTTTTTCTAAAACATCATAACAGCTTATTGAGGTTCCAATTTCTTTTTCAAAGGTCTTTGCATGGATATAAATATTCTCCATCCAGTGCTCAGTAGTATTTTCCTCTATTATGTTCCATGATACAACCGTAGGAAATGTAAACCCGGTCTTAAATAAACAAAATGCTATCACTTCAGCTACCGTATAATACCCTTTAGGATTTTCGCCGTCTAAATCAGTCCAGGGGATTTGTTTTAATATTCCGAGATTATCGGTAGCCGTTAATACTACTTCATTAGGGGCATCAAAAAAAGGCTCACGCAAATCATCCATTGCAAGAAAGCCGCTAAATATTGGCCTATCGGTAGCCTCAATAAAAGCCTCTACTCTGTACCTATCATCATCACCGTTTGCGAAAGTGTTTACGTTGTAAGTATCGGTTGAATAAAATCTAATCGTACATTCTAATGCTCTTATAGGGGTATATTTATTTTCTGAGTTATCTATACATCTTTTTACAAAACCATTGCCTACAAGATCAATAAAGCTATCATCCCCGCTTGTTGTAGTGTCTGTAATATGGATAACAACATTCTGCCCTTCAATGTTGGTGAACTTTATTCTGTAAATGGTTGTCATTAAAAGTTCCTCCCTTGTCTTCGTGCGTTTCTTTGATAAGCAAAAACAAGATCGTCGCCTTTTATTTTAAATTCGCCGCTAAGGGAGAAATTACCGCCGCCAACATCACCTAATAAACTTTTCAGCTTGTTAAGTGGTGCAATTACTTCAGGGTTATTTTTTGCGCCTGAGTATTCACCTACTAAACCCATTGTAGGCCCATAAGCTATACCACCTTCAGCAAAAGCTCTTGGTTTAGTTGCTTTGATTAATTGGCCTATGGCTACTGCTCCAATACCAATGGCAATAGCCGCCGCACCTGGAAGTGCAAAGCCTGCTTTTAATACTTTGTCAAGCCCTGTTTTTATAATACCGTACTTAATTAACGCTTTACCTATTTGCGTTATGAAGTCTCCAACGGTTTGCAATATTGAATTACCAATAGCCTGCAAAGGATTTATTTGTTTTTCAATTGCTGTGGCAATCCCTTCGCCTATCCCTTCAAAACCGGTTTGAAGTGCTCTATTTTTTGCATCAGTTACACTAGTTAAAAAATCATTGATAGTATTAAAATCCTTTTCAAGTGCTTTCTCTAATTCAACGTTACCTAATGAGCTAATATTAACTTTTTTGCCTAAAGAGTTTCTTACTATGTCAGGCAAAGCCATCCCTATCTCGCCGTACATCTTGGCATACTTCCCAATAACCTCATCTCTCTTTAAATCAAATGCGCCGGTATCAGGGCCTTCAGGAGGTCTTATAAGCGCATCTAAATTTGCAGTATTAGCCGCTTTTATTTCAGGAACTAATGTTGCATCAATTGTGAAGTTTTGAGGCTTTAATTTAATAATACCTTTCTTTAAATCTTCCCAAAATGCTTTGGCTGTTTCTATTAAATCGTTGTCATCAATAACGCCGGGCTGTACTCTAAAATCAGCACCTTGTAAAATGCTGCCAAACTCTTTTGAGTACTTATCTATAGCATCAATAAGTTTGGCCTTGTTCTCTGGCTTTAATGCTCCGTTGGGGTCAAATGGTAAGAACTCAAATAAAAATTCGTAAGCCTTCTTTTTATCTTCACCTGTTGCTTTTGGCAATGTAGGCTTTGCGCCTGGTTTTAGTAATCCGTCAGGGTTTTGTTCTGCAATCTCGTTAACCTTATTTTGTATAGACGCAATGCCCCTATGTAGTTCAAACCTTTGATTAAGTAAGTCATTTACTCTTTTTTCAGCCGCTTCTAATTCTTTGGTTGAACTTATTGCAGCTCTATTAATAGTCGGGTCAAGTGCCGCAAGTGCCGGGTTACCTTTTAACAGGTTTTTGTTTCTTTGCTCTACCTGGTTATTTTTTACACCCGCTGTGGCCCTGGCTGCCTGCGCATCTGCAAGCTGCTTCTCTACATTTAATAAATCCTTTTGCTTTTGAACAACCAATTCAATGCCTGCCCTCGCTCTACCTGAAGCAAGGATAGAAGTCGTTAATTTATCGTATGCAGCTTTAGCACCGCCCGCTAATATTATCTCATCTGAAAAATTTGCAAAGTAGGTAGGGTATTGAGACTGTAATTCATCTACTAATTTCTTCCTTTGGGCAATCGGGATATTTAAATTAGTTGCCGCATCATAAAGAGCTTTTAGTTTTACAAGTTCTTCCTGTGCATTCTGAGTGCCAAATAAATCAACCTTTTGTACATCGCTTAAAGATTCAGCATAGTCATCTAATTGTTCTTTCGCTTTTTTAACCGCTTCTTTCTGTTTATCTACTGCAGTAGTACTCTTAAATAGCCTGTCACCAAATACAACAAGCAAAGAAGATATAACGCCAATGGCAAGGCCAATACCTGCCGGGCCTATTAATGAGCTACCTAAAGCCTTTAATGCAGCACCGTTACTGCCTGCTTCCTGTCTTAATCTTTGGAATCCCTCTAAGAGTGGATTTAAGTTATTCGCAATACCTATAAATCCGTAAGGGGCATCCTGAGCGACACGGGATAAATTAACGAGTGATTGTGTGGCACTGCTTGAAGTTTTAGCGGTCTTGTCAAGTGCTGCGCCTGCCTGCGTAACGGTCTTAACCATTGCGCTTGCTCCCTGTGTTACTTTGGGAGTCGCCGCCGCTACTTTATCAAATGAACCGGCTGTTTTAGCCGCTGCAACATCTACTTTTGAAAATGCGTCAACGGCTTTTTTAGCTTCCTGCGATACCTCAACAAAAGCCTTCTCAACACCTGAAGCATCTGCACCTATTATTATTTTTAATCCAGTTTCCATTATGCCTCAGCGTTATTAAACATTTTCATTCCTAATTCATACAGTTGCCTTAATTCTGCTGCTTCCCTTTTGTCTTGCTTTGCCTTGTGCTCTGCCAGTTCTTGCCGTGTAGGATCGCCGGAAAGTGGCATAAAATCAAAAACCGATAATCTGTGTTGCCTTTCTACATTGTGTACGTGGATGGCATAGGCGATATTTCGTGCGTTCCTTTGATGTTCTATTTTTCTTTTCTCAATTCCATACAACCTTATGTGAACGTCCCGCCATGTCATTTCTAACAGTTGGGAGGGTAATACACCATCAGCAAACAAAGCAGCCTCTATCTCTATGAAGTCAGGACAGACGTTTTTTTTTCTTCGTCCGTTACCTCGTTATTAAGAGCTTGCATTTTCTCTATAATCTCTTTTGTACTTTCCGATTTACTCCACACTTCCACTATATCAGCAAAGCCTTGTGGGTCTTTACGTAACATTTGTTCAATGGAATTATAAAAATCTTCAGTAGTAAGAACCGGCTTTTCATCTTTGATAGCACAGTTATTACGGTAAGCACAATGAAAGAGCTTTGCAAAGCCTATGAGTGATAAATTTTCGCCGTCGCTATACGTTTCTATCTGGTCGAAATAGGCGGTTAAAAACCACTTATTACATTCATAGCCGAACTTTAAGCCGACTTCATGGCCTTCTATTGTTATCCTGGTGTAACCGTTCATATTATACAGCAATGTCTAATGTTCCTGATCCTTTTAATGTCATAGAGGCTTTTACTAAACCTTCTGCTCCACCTGTTTTAGTCAGGTTAGAAATAAATACTGTTCCTGATTGGTACCAGTCCGAACCGTCCGAAGGGTGCTGATCGTAAACCAGGAAATCAGTCTTTGCAACTGCAAGGGCTAATAAATCAGCATAAGAAACTTCTGTTTCCGCTGTTGGTGCCGTGTTAACGATAATAGTTGTGGTGTACTCCCATGAGCTAGCACCTTTGCCAGTATGTGTACCGCATTGAGAAACTTCCTCTGTTGTTGCTGTAGTAAACGAAAACCCCGCTTCCTGTAAGCAAACAATAGATTTTTTAGTAGTCCCCGCATCGGTAGATATTTTGAGGGGAACGATTGACTGTTGAACGCTGTCTGTAACTGCTGCCATCTTCTTTAATTTTTAATTTTGTTGTATAAATTGAGAAATCCTTAAAATCTTTCTTAGTACGTTGCCACTAGGTGAAATTTCATCTATATCGTTACTGCCTTCCTTCTCCACGTTGTAAAGTCCTATACCTGTCACCGTTAGCCCGTTTGTGTTAATCGTTGGTTTGAGTACGGCAAGTATTTCGCCCTCTATTTCGTCCCTAGTATCGCTTGTAAAGCCATTCTTCATATAAGTAACTATGTCCAGTTCTACTATTGCCTGCGCTCCGTAGGTTTGCTGTGTCCTGTCCTGTTTTACTTCCTGAATATTTTTGATTATAACGTGATCTTCAACCATACCGTTAGACATATCCCAACCATCAACAACCGGAACGGATATAACACCGTTTAAGGCTGTGTAGTAGGCTGTTCTTATCTTTTTGGTTATGTTTATCACGCTGTAAGTATTTCCTTTATTTCGTTAATTAGTTTTGGTCGTATGTAAAAAAAGGGTTGGAAGAAAAACGGGTGCGGCCTTATACCATTTGTCATTATTGATCTGAACACTAAATAAAACCTGTCTTCGGGTATGCCTTGTCTTTTTGCCCATGCGTAAATTGCCTCTTTAGCTTTTAGCTTGCTACCCGGTACACTTCCCCGGTATTGCGCCGCTACTTCTTGCAATTCTGCCGGGATAACGGCTTTATTTTTTGTTCCAAACTCCACATAAGGAGCATAAGATTTTTGGGTAACTATTTCAAAGGTTATTGGTGCTGTTTGCCTCATAGATATTGAACCCGCAATACCGCCAACATCTTTAGGAGCTAAACGTTTTTGCATGTTCGTAATCTCAAACGCTGCACCTTCAAAAGCGTCCTCCACCTGTTGCAATTTCTTCTTAGGCAAGTCTTTTAATACCTGCTGTAGTCTGTCGTAACCTTCTATTTTTATGATGAAGCTGTTCACTTTAACGCTTTGCCTCTTACGATATAAAATTTCTTATCTAAATCTTTTCTTTCAATAGAATTGATCTTATAATCTGTTCCTTCAAATACTATTAACCATTTATCGGTAATAGCTAAACTTGGTCTGTACTGAATCTTAAATACTAACTCGCTCCCCTGCTGTGTCTGGTCTGCTATGTTCTCGTTCTTCTCATAGGTGGCTTTTATATCAGCGTAATCACTTACCCCTGCCTCATAAGAGAACGTTGTTCCACCGCTTGCTGTAGCTGTTGCCGTTGGTATTTTATATGATATTGGAAGGGTCATACTAGCCAGGTTCTCTTACTGTTACTTTTAGAAATCTTTGCAAGTCCTTCAGCTAGCGACCCTTTTCTAAAAAAGATAAAATCAATCATTTCTAACAACTCCTGTTTAAGATTTTCGGGTACTTCATCAACCGGGTAACCGGCTGTATAACTAACCTCTAAATAGTCGTAACGGGGTGCTATAATCGAAAAGTTTTCAAGCGTATAACTTGTGTCCTCAATTATATTTCCTTCACTATCCAGCATTTCCGTTACTTCTACTACCGGCCCATAAGGGAGATCAATACCGCCTAAGCTGTTGTTAAGAATTACGTTAACGCTTTGAGATACTATTGAAATCCATTTATCATCTTCTAATGCCTTTCTGCACCTGGAAATAATAGCCTCTATTTCTGCGTCCCGGTCTGTATAGGTCACAAGCAAATATTCTTTCGCCTCTGCAAGTGTTACCGGCTCCGTTACGGGATCATCAATAATTCGTACAGAGCTTAAAACAGCGTTATACTTATAGCCGCCCTGTTCATCGGAACACAATAAATCTTCGTTACGTTTGTAGTTCATTACTTTTTCTTAGGGGCTGCTTTCATTTCTTCTTTCAATGCTTCGCCTTCGGGGTCTGTGCTCAGTACAGCATAACCATATTCAATTAGCTTTGCGGCCCTTGCTTCTGAAACGGTTAGCTTTGTTTTAGACTTCACTCTTACGTTCCCGTTATCCTTATCGTTAAAGGATTTTTTTACAATTATTACAGGCATCGTTATTTCTTTTTAGCTGTTTTTTTAATCAAAGGAGAAAAAACCTCAGGATTAGATTTTTTAACCTTTTTATCACTCGATGGTATTGGACCAAAATTTGTTTGGCTTACAGTCTTTGTTTCCTTTTCGGGGACTTCCACGCTTTTTGCTTTACTCTTTGTTTCGCCGCCTTCAATTACTCCTAAGCGTTGCCAGTAAGCAGCCCTTTGTTCGGTTACTTCTATTTCGTCCCCTGCTTTGCTTTGCAAGTGGTCTTTTAATAATTTCACTTTCATGGTTTTGCCTCCCAATTCATGATTTTGTTCATCACTGTACTTTTTACAGGATGAGGGTTAAAAAACTTAAACACTTTCATAAACTTTCTCCAAGCAGTCATCCGGTCACGCTCTTTTTTAATTACTCTTATCGTTTTATACTGTGGCACTATTGAGGAACTGATATTTTGGCCGTCGATGTGCCGGTTACTGTTGTAGCCCCGTTCCTGATAATTCGCCAATATGGAGCCGCTATTGCTTTAGTGAAATAGGCTACATTGGTAGCTGAATTGCTTAATGTCACACTATCAATAAGCTGATAAGATTTTGCTGCATCGGTAGCAAAATATAAATACACTTTACCCGCCATTGTCCCGGTGGCCCTGGTAACGGTAGCCTGAACCGTTACTAATGCAGGCACTTTGCGAGTGTATACGTCTAATGTATCTGCTGCGGTATTGGTAAAACTGTTTGACGTGACATAGTTTGAACGTGCGCTCTTAAATGGTATTAATTGAGCCTGTGAAACAAACGCCAAACCGATAAATGCAATTAGAACTAATATTTTTTTCATTTTATTATTTTTTTTTAAGTAGGGCAGCTTAATCTTTTATAGATGCGCTGCCCTGTTATTACTAACCCTCAAATCACTAAGGTGTTATTGCAGGTAATGTGAATGAAACAATAGCAGCGTTATTGAACCCGATTAACGTTGCTCTTTCCTCAATACGGAACATTACTTTGTTTTTCTTCGCAAGGGTGCTATCCTCAAACATTCTCAACTCAGGAGACATACGGCGAATGAACATCAAAGCGTTCCTATCAAAAGCGTAACCGTCCTGAGCACCTACCTGTGAAGTAGTTACAGTTTGAAGCCCGCCAAGTGACAAACGCCCGTTATTAAATGCCATTGAATTTTGCGGAAGATCAAACTCGCCACTTCCTACAGCCTGGTTAAGACCAATTTCAACCGCCCTACGTGGACGCATAACAAGCGTTGTAGGATTGTAGAAATTGTTTGTGTCCTCTGGTATTTGACCGTAAGCAGCATCTAACACCATTCTTACAGCATCGGTATAAGAACCGCTGTAAGCAGTTGCCAAATCAGCAAGGCCGGAAACAGGGTTTGTGTCGCTTGAACCGTTAAGGATAAGATCGTTTTCAGCTGTTTTAAGGCTCCGTAACATTCTTGCCTGAATGTATGCTGTCATGAAAGGGATGTCATCCAGCATTTCCCTGGCAACAATTACATAACCGGCTACCCATTTGTAATAAGCCTGTTGGGTAGTCAGATCGAAGTCTATTTGTGCTTTATCCGCTGTTGGATCAGTCCACAAGGCTGCACCGCCTTCGCCGCCGTTCTCTTTAGGGTACATTACAGACGCACCGCTTGAACTTGCTTCGTTAGGAATTACATCTGAAAGCCAAACGTTATTATAAGGCACTTCAACAATGTTTCTGCGGAAATCGGTAACATAGTTTGCATAGCCGGTAAAGTTGCCGGAAGTGCTCATGTCACCTACGGTTTTTACTTCCTCAACTGCATCATCAAAGCCAACCAGGCGGAAAGTTTTATCATCACCTTTTCTAAAGGATTTGATTTTTTCTGCGTTGGCTTCAAGGGTTTCGCCTAATATCTCATTAAAACTTTTTTCTTTCCTTTCAATTGGTGTAGTCTTTTGACTAGCAATTAATTTATCCAATGCTTCCTGGTTTTTATCGGACGCATCCTTCATTACACGAATAGTTTCTTTTGTTTCGCCTAATTCTTTTTTGGCAGTTTGAAACTCTTCTTTTACTGTGTTCAGTTCTTTTTCTACAGTCTCAACCTTTTCGGCTTTTGCTTTTACTTCACCGAAATTTTCGGTCATTTGCTTTACCTGCAGCTCTAATTCTTCAGCCATTTTTTACGCTTTTAATATTTGATTAAATTGTTTTATTGCGGTCAACAATCCATCACTTTTTGCGCTCGGCTGAGTGGTGGCATCCAATGGCTCCGGCTCAGTGGTTTCGTTCAAAAGTTTTGTGATTAGTTGTTTTATTTCGCCCAACTCTTTTTCAAGCTGCACGAAAGTTGTATCTGAATATGTACCGTTGCGAATTGCTTTTTCTATCAACTCCATACGGTTGCATAGCTCATTAAATTTGTACTCCTTAATACTTACAATGGGAGTGTCACCATTTGCCCCTAAATATTGCAGGCTGCTACCTTCCAAAAGGATAGCTTCTTGCATGTAGTTAACCCGTTCTTTCTTTATAATCTTGCCTTTGGGATAAAGGGCAGTGGTTGAATGTTCGGTAATAATTCCGTCCTCACACATTTTTAACCAGTCTTGGCCGTTGGTGTGCCTGCCTGCCTTGCTTTCATACCGTAAGCCTATATTATCTTCCTCTAAATCCAGTATTGTGGCTACCGCATTCATTTTGTTATGGTCAAGCAAATGCTTAATTCTAGGCTTGCTGGATTTTGGCCCTCTTTCCTGTATTGTTTTTGCAAAGGCTCCTTTTACAATTACGTCCCCGTCTGTATCTACTACATCAAAGGCGGAGAAGTAGCCAACAACAATGCCTTGTTTGCTGTCAATGTCTTTTATTTTTAGGTCTGTGCCCTTTAATTGCAAAACGTCTTTCATTTAGTTATCATTTATAAAATCACTTACTAATTCAGCCCCGACTATAAACCCACCTAACAAATCCACAAGGCTTGTCTTTATTCCGCTTGCAGGCTCAGGTTTTCTTATTACTCGCCCGTTCTTGTCTCTTTTTGGTACGAATCCAAGCGTACACCTACAGTTAATCGTATTGCCTGCACTTGCTTCAGGATCACCAGGGAATTGTATAGGCTCCCCGCTTCGTGAATCATGGAACGGCTTTAGCATATCTGTTTTATCGCCGTCTAATGATACATGGCTATGCCTATCTTCTGGTTTCTTACCTCTTACACGGTTGTCATGCGCTGAAATCCATTCCTTGTCCATCACCAACTTGCTCTCATAAGCTCCAAGCATACCCCCGAAATTCACGGCTCTTACCGTCTCTGTCCTTACTATTATCCTCGCCCGGTTCTTTGTTATGTCGGACGTTTCCAATTCTTTTACTGTGCGCTCCACACTCCAACCCTCTTCAGTAGCCTTTTCTAACAAGGCTAGTATTTGGTTTTTCGTTGTTTCGCTAATTGGTAACACTGCTTTCTCTAAAAGATGCAACTGGAAATACCGGTTAATTTCCTGTGTCCACTTTTCATTGAATCCGAAACCGGCTAACTTTTCTTTAGGCTCAAATCTTTTTATATCACGGTAAACGTTGTTTGCGTTTGTCACCCCTGCCAAACGATATAGTTGTTGAATAACCGGCCCTATTTGCAGGTTCATTACATCGGTGGACATGATACCTTTGGCATACTCAACCCCGCCCGCTTTCAGGTTAGCCGTAAACGCCTTTATCTGGCTTTGCAGGGCT